ATTCTTTTACTGGAGTTTCTTCAACCTCATCTTTAAGAGGTTTGATACCTTGGTCTTTGAACATTTTCATTAACTGTTTGTTCGTTGCAAGTCTAATTTTGTTATCTTTACCAAGTGCTTTTACAGTTTTTAGAAATCCTGATGGATTTTGTTTCTGCATAGCTTGAACAACCTTTACACCAGTCATGTTTAACATTTTTGCAACACCATAACCAGCGTCTTTATCACCTTTTAGGTTAAATAATTTATCAATCATTTCACCTGCTGAAGCTTCTAGAATTACATCTTCGTCTAGATTAACTTCTATGTCATCTAGTTCAGAAAGTGTTTCTTCCTCAAAAGAATTCTGTAGTTCTTGTTCGATTTCTTCATTAAGAATCTCGTCTGCAGACTTCTCTACACTCCCTTCCTTTAAGGCAATGTGTCCACGGACTTGTTCTAGTTTCTCTTTCCAGTTTTCTGACTTATAACTCATAACAGTATTATTTATAATTTTTAAAAGGTCACGCCTTCATTATTGATTTAATTTTACGTAAGTAGGACTGAGGATTGATTGTATCAACTTTTAAATCCTTTATTTCTTTAATTTTATTTAGTGCAACGTCATATGAGATTTCTTCGTTCTCATATCTCATTAACATTTCACATTTAAATGTTCTACATGTATGGGGTCTATTCTCATAAATCTTACACTTATTATCCCTTTTTAAGTGTTCACAACCAGCTTCAAACGGGTATCCAATAACATTTTTAGTCTTGTAAATTGTATGAGTAGGAATTATTTCAAACTCATGTTTTATTGGCCTAGAGAAATATCTTACTTCTTTTTGTTGTAGGTCAATTCCTTTAAACATGACCCCATTACAACACATTGCACAATCAAGACATAGATTTTGTGACATTTTCTATTCTGAGGACTAAATCCTCTTCACCTTTTAATAATCTATGATATTCATCTCTGAGTATGTAATAATCTTTTCCTGTTTCTAAATCTAAAGGAAGTTCGTCATCTTTCTGTAATTTCCAACCCGAACCCCTTAAAACATGAACAGTTCTATTACTATCGTCCCTATGCCATACTAATTCTTGTTCGTCTACGTCCCTTAGAAACGTTCTAATGACGTATTTAACACCCGTCCCGTGTTGGGTATGTTCCGTATCAATATATGGTTTAGTCATCAACTTCGGGGTCGTAGTTATCAGTTTTTTGTTTATATCCATAGAAACTTCCTTCCTCTTCTATGTCAAATAACCCTTGCACGAAGTTCTCAGCAACGTCTTCTGCATATGATTCAGAATGATTGTGGACTTTTCTTGTTTCTTTGTAGTTGTTTTTGAAAAGGTCAACTTCGAATCCTTCTTTTTCTTTTCGGATAACTGCTCTTCTGTCATTATCCCAGTATTCACTTACTAACATTATATACTCCTTACCAGTAAAAGTTTCCTCCGTCACTAAGACCTAATTGTTTTGCATAATAAGGTAATCTACATGCCCAGTATGAAGCAGTAGTCTTATCTTTTTGTTGTGAACATTTATGTCTAGCTGCAAAGGATTTTCTTGCTTTCTCGTTTCCAAGTTTCACTTTGAGACCTGTAGTGTCTCCCCATGTGACTTTTTTAATCTTCTTAGTTTGTGGGTCTCTAACATATACATAGTATTTCTTAGGGCCACCTGCTTTTGGTTTGTTAAGTTCGGGTTCTTCTTCTTCGATTAATTCATATTGTGGACAATCAAGTGGGACTAACTCCCCTTCAAATACTTCGAATTCCCCTATATCTGTATCTAAAATGTTCTTATCTACTTCAGTGAGTTTATATCTGTCTTCTGCAACTAATCTACGGACTTCATTAATTGTCTCAAAATACATCATTGAACCCAAACGAAATGGATTGTCAAGTATGTTAATTTTTTCCTGTTGAAGTGTATCGAGTGTTTCGTTTATTGCAATTTGAGAGAATGTTTTCTTTGAATTGTGATATGCTTTTTGATTCTCTTTGACGTATTTCTCTACTTTTTGACCAGGCGTGTCTTCTTGATATGCCTTTCTAGTTTCGTCTGTTCCCTGTTCGTGAACTCCGTTGTCGTGTTTATTTCCTGCCATTTGGAAGTAGTCCTTTCTCTTTCAATTTTCTCAGTCTTGGTTCCTTTCTGTTGTAGTTTTGTGATACAACTGAAAGATTAGACTTATCATTATTCATAGGATTGTTATCTTTATGGTGAACGTCCTTTCCTTTTATATCTTTTCTATCTTTAAGACTTCTACGTGCTTCATTTCTTTTTGCACGTCTTTTGATTTGTTCGGGTTTAGAGTGGTAATTTGCATACTCTTTTTTGTAATCTCTTTCTTCAGATTGTTGTTGTTTCTCTGCAGCTTTTCTTTCTGCATCACGTTTTGATTTGATTTGTTTGTCGAGAGTTTCTTTTTCTTTCTGTTTGTTGACTTTCTCTGTTTCTCTCTCGTGTCTATCTTGAAGTGCCTCTAACTCTTCAACATGTCTTTGTTTCATTCTTTCAAGTTCTTCAACTTGTTTTGCTTTTAGAATTGCAGCGTCTTCGGCTGCATTTTCTGATAAGTCATTTCCTTCTAAATTATCACCAAACTTAAGGAATAGTTTATTATCCTTTTGTTTCTTATCAGTGACTTTTGCATTTACGTATGAACCTAATTGATTTATAATTGCAATTCCACGTTCTTGATTCTTTTCTATTTCTTTGGTGACTTTCTTTTCAATCATTTTTAGAACAGTTTTTAACACTTCAAGTCTTGGTGCAACGTATTTACCTTCTTTGATTTCTTCACCCATAACTAAATTTGATAATTGTTGAACTAATTGAGTCACTACTGGTGAAGGTAATGTTGCTAACATTTGTGCTTGTTTCTTTGTAAGACCTTTAACTTTCTTTAATTGTTTTTTGATATCAATTGACTCTTCTACAACTGGTGAGTATTCTTCACCTCTAACTTTTTTTGCAAGGTCTTGGTCTGCACCACCCCATGTTCCTTTTGATTTAGTCACAAAGGAATTGACGCGTGCATGTCCCCATTGTTCAGGTGTAGTTCCAGGCCTGTGACCTGATTTCCAAGCTGCAACTCCACGATTATAGACTTGTTTTAGAACACCAAAAGGCATTCCAGTCTTCTCTGCTTTTTTCTTTAGTGAAGTGTCTGCATTCTCTCCGAACATTTTCTTATACTTCTTAGTGTGTTGTGAAGGTTTAGTTTCTGCAGACTTATCGCCTGGAGCAGGTTCATATGCATTATCATTATCGTCATCTTTCTTTGCGTTTTTAGCAAAGTGAGCTGCACGTTTATCTTTTGTAGACTTAGACATTTCGTCCCCGTCTGCGTCTTTTGCATAATACTTCTTAGGTTGAGTTCCTTTCTTGCCCTCGATATCTTTATCCTGTTGAGTTTTTCTCAACTTTTCTCTTATTAATTCTAATTCGTCTAAGTGATTTGATATCATAATACTATTTATGACCTTTTTGCGTCTAACTCTGCTTGTTTCCATGCAAGTGCAAGTTTGTTTTTAGGGAATGAAGTAGACCAACCCAATAATTTCGCATAGAGTTTGTTTGCTTTCTTCTCTAGTGTTCCAATGTCATCGTCATTTGTCACTTCGACAAAATCCTTTTTAAACATAGATTTAAATAAATCTGCATTTTTTCTAGAAGCTTCCCAATCCTTTTTAACTATTTCAGGTGGTAATTTTCTTGCACGCATTTCATTTCTTTTTTGTGCATTATCAAGACTTGCACTAACGAATATCATTTTGTATTCGTATCCGATTTTATCTAACATTTTTTTGTAGTTCTTAATCTTGTTTGAATCGGCACTTGTAGTGTCAAATATCATTCCAAGTCTGTTTTGGATATATGAATCCATATTCTTTTTGGTGATATCTTTTGCACGTTTTCTAATTGGGTCACGTAAATCTGCAGGCATATTTCTTAAATCTAATCCTAATCCTGCTTTCTTTAGTCCTGTTTCGAATGCTTTATCAGTGTTGACCATTTTTAAACCAAGTGCAGTTAATCCTAGTTTTTTCACAACTGTTGATTTACCTGAACCTGGCCCACCCATTAGGAAAACTGCTTTAAAGGTGCCTGGGTCGTAAACACCCTCGTCTATCAAATCTTCTACCATGTAGTGTGGTAGTGTTGATTCTGCAATACCCATTCCTTTACGGATATCGTTATAAAGTTTCTGAATCAGTCCTTTGTTTTTGGTTGGAACACCTTGTTTGAAATTATCAAAGTCACCTGCTTCTGCATATCCTCTGAGTTTACTTGCAGACATTCCACTGACATCATCTGCATCAGGGTCTCTCTCACCAGCAGATACAATATTGATTTCGTCAAACTTATAGAATCCGTGTCTTGCTTTTACACCATTATATTTGTTTAGTAGTGTATCAAACTCTCTTATTCTATCTGACCCAACAACCATTTTGATTCTAGTGTATTTCTTTTTATGTAATTCTGTTGCAATCTCGAATACTGTTCTTGCGTTTACGTCTGCAACAATCTTTCCAAAGAAGTTTCTAAGGTATTTAATTTTATCTCTATGATTGAGTGGATTCTTTTGTTTGTCGTT